GCGCGAGCCCCAGAAGCGGTAACCGTTCTGGTTGACCAGGGTGGTGACATCGGCGGCGTTGAGCAGCCCGGCATCGGTGTTGGGGCTTTGCAGATCCCAGAACACGTCTTTGCTGATGCCGGTGACGCCGTTCACCGCCACGTTACTCAGGGTTTTGTGCCAGCCTACGGTTTGATCCAGCTTTGCTCGCAGGCCCAGGGCGGTGGCCACGGGGCTGATATCCAGCGTTTGCGCGTCGTCTGTATCGAACGCTTGCCACTGGGGCCAGAGCACCATCAGCTCGCGTGCACCGAACTGATCGCGGTAAGCAATGACATCGCTGGTGGTCTCGCAGCCGTGGGCGTACACGTAGCCAAAGGCACGCAGTTGCTGCAGCACCGAGACCATGGCGGTGGCCACCTGCTGGGTATCCAGGTAAGGCACACCAATAATGCGCGGCGTCACGCCCAGCTTTTGCTTGGCGGTCAGCAGTGCCTGCAGCCCAGTGCGTTGGCCTAGCTCGGTGGTGGTGCCAATCACGTTGGCGGTGGTTTCTTCCTCGGTTTCACCTTCGGCCACACGCACCACCACGATGATGGGCTTGGCCTGCTGGCCAATGGCGGTGAGGGTGTCTTTCAGCGTGCCTTGGGTGCCCGCTTTGCCAATGGCGGTATCCACATTGGTGACCAGCGCGGGCTGGTTGAGGGGGAAGGTGGCATCATCCGCACCTGGCGCGGTGCAGACCACGCCGATGACGGCGGTGGAGACGGTGCGGATAGTACGCGTACCGTCATTAACTTCCGCAACGCGCACGCCGTGGTGGTATTGATCGAGTGCCATGGTGGCTCCTGCGCAGGTATCTATAGTTAACGCAGGTATCGTGCTGGGTATCGGGGCAGTGTGTTAGCGGTGTTGGGTGTGAGTGGGGCGGTTTACACCGTGGGGTGTGGTAAGGTGTGGGAAAATGATAGTTAAGGGAATGTTGGGATGCTTGGGTGGATAAAAAAGCACAGCTATTGGGCGTTAGCTGTTGCAGTACTGGTCGTAGCGGTTGTAGCTATAGGTGCTTACGCCTGGACTTTTAAGGAACGGCCTATTTCTACAGATACAGGTAAATGGGCTGATTTTGCGACCTATCTATCAGGTACGGTTGGGGTAGCAGCGGTGGTGGCTACCTTGATAGCTTTCGTGATCACTTTGAGGCATCAACAGAAGCTTATTGATAGTCAAGATGAGATGCTTAAGAAGCAACAAACCCAGATTGAGTTAGCACATAAGCAACTTGATGAAGAAGTTAGAAGAAAGGAAGTGGAGTTTTCCCATAGTCGCGCAATAAATGTTTTCCCTAAGCTAGCCGCCTACTGTAAAAAAAGTGTTCATAAAACTTTTTATCCCAATAGTAGGTTTATTATTATTTGTTATGAGAGAAATAATTCTTTGGAGGGTGTTCATTCCAACACTGTTTTTTGTTATCCCGATAAGATAATTAGTGATTGGCATGAGGGGTTAGATAAAAAAGAAGTGGCTCGTGATATAGAAGCTTTGATGGTTGATGTGTCTAGTATTTCTGAAATGATGATTGATTGTCTTAAAGTTTCACCAGATCTTTTTCCATACTTTGATGCATTTTTGGTTGATGGTGGTGTAGATGGTGGCAATGTTAATTATTGGGATTACATTAAAATGTATTACTCGTACTTGCTTGGTTTAGGGGATGAAGAGAAATATCTTAATATGTCAAGTTGCTTTAGGTTTTCTGACGGTGTTGTAAATGAACAGTGGAATCAGGTAGGAAATTTGCTAAGTTAAAATTAGCCCGCCTTGCGGTGGGCTAATTCATATTCTAGATAGCTTTAATACTCGCCAGTATCTTTTCAAATAGCCCTTCAATATCCAGCGCGTGTAACGCTTCGGCACCTTCTATCCCTGCGATCTGCTCACTGACCTGCCTTTCCGCTTTAAAGCATGCCTGTACGTGCTGTGCCACTGCTTGGGCGATGGGCCGCAGCTCAGCTTCACTCACCGTTACCCAGCCGTCGGCCGCTTTCCAATCGATGCTTTCAACAAACGGCATGCTGAGCGATTGATAAGCGCTGGTGAGCTGGGCTTGGCTTTCGCGATCTGTGAGGATGCGGGCTCCGTCGGGCAGTGCTACGCCGCCGGTTTCCACTTGCCAGCGGTGGTCGGCTAGCTCTTGCAGGCGCACTTCGCGGCGCTGCTCGATGAGCTTGGCCCAGTCGACTTCGTTGATCTCGCGGATGATGCCGGGCGTGGTGAGATCCGCATCATCCGGCGCTAGGCCGAAATAGCGGGTAGGTTCGCCGCGTTCGAACCAGAGCTGTTTGATGCCGGGTACAGGGTCATCCGGGCCATGGCGGGCGGGGTATTCAGTGGTTGGGCGGCGGTCGCGGTAGTCAACTTTGACGTATTCAATCGGGTTCATTGTGTGTCCTACTTAAGCCACGGAAATTTTTCGGATTGCTCTTACGTGTGCCGACCCGGTTTTTGCACCGGTATTTTCAGCACCGTTACTAAACCATTTGTATTCGACCGTGCTAGCAGTTTGGGTTGATGAGTAATACATACGGCTGGTTTCAAATGCCTCTGAGCCCCCCTCTTGAAAATTGCCCGGTGTTTCCGCAGACAGTGGGGCCAATACATCATAGAGATCTCGTAGCTCAGGCAGCGTTGGTGGCCGCCAATCTGTATACCCTCCAATGATGACCGACTCACAAAAATCCTCCGCTTCTGAAAAGTCGCCATAGAGCAATTCACCTTCTGCTTTAGGGGCCACTATCCAAAGGTCATTACCGGAGCGCTTGTAGAAATACCCTCCTCTGAAAGGCGTTCCAACATCACTGGCGTTGCCCTCGGGAATAAATTCGTTCGTGGTAGTGAACGACGCGCGACCCCATGCACTCACGGCGAGATCATGCCCCTGGTACTGCACTTCGACGGTGTAGGTAGTCGATTCCTGCAGCACACCGGCGGGTATGACGACGCTGGTTTTGTTTTGGGCATCGTTCAGCGATGACCAGACCAGCAGCCCTTCAGCGGTTTTGATCTGCCAGTTGGTGGCCAAGTGGGTATCCGCACCGCCGGGGGTGGTGGTGAAGGTGCTGGCCTCAATCACCGGCGATTCGGGAACGTCGCTGGCCCCGTTCACCGGGGCGGTGATCTGTGGGGTATTGATGTACTCATTAACGGTTTTGAACGTGACGGGCGTTGACCACTCGGATGCCCCCAGCGTGGCGCCGTGGTGGCGGGCGCGCAGGTAGAGGGTGGTGTCGCGGGGGAGGTCGGTGACGTCCCAGCTTTCCAGGCTTTCCGTATCGCCTAGCGATTGCTTAACGATGTTGTTGAAGCTGCTGTCGGTGGCGATCTGCCAATCGGTGCTTTGGTGTGTGTCCATGTTTCTCGGGTAGGTCTGAAAGGTGGACGTGGTGGCGGTGGGCTGTGTGCTGACCGCCATAGCACCGCCGGTGGGATTGAGCACCGCCGGGCGGGCGATGGATTGCGCGCCCACGGCGATGGCGAAGGTGTTTTCGCCACCGTTGCGGCCGACGGTGAGAAACAGCGACGCCTCGGCGGCCCCGGCGGGGATCTCTAACGTTATAGTGTTGCCGCTGCGGCTGGCATCGCCCACATCGGTGGCCACGGTGTAATCGCTGAAGGCGTCAAAGTCGGTGATGGTGTAGCTATTGCTGCTGCCGGGGTAGACGAGGCTCGGGCCATCGAGTGAGACGCGGGAGAGCGTGACCGTACCCACTTCTTCATTGTTGACGAACTCGACCGTGGTGCCGCCTGTGACCGGGGTGGCGAGCTTCACCTGGGTGGTGTTGAGCGCGCTCCACTGTTGATGGGTTAAGCGCTTGCCGTTGACGTAGATGGCCAGGCCACGGGTGATGGTTTTTTGCAGATTGAACACATCCTGCTCGCCCACGGCTTGTCGGGTTTCCGTGACGGAATGAACGCGAAGGTGCATGCCCTCGGCGGGGTCGGCCCAAGCGGCGTCGCCTTCGGCATTGGAGTTTTTGCGCAGCCAATTTCCGGCATTACCACCGGTGGGCAGGATGTAGGGCCGGATCTCTTCGATATCGGCCTTGGTGGCAATGGTGATGTAGTCGTCGATCACCGCAGTGACGTTCTGTGCGCTGCCGATCACGGTGACCAGATCGAAGATCTGTTCCACCAGCGTGGCGCCGCCTTCGGCGGGGAGAAAATCGCTTTGCTCGGCGCTGTTGCTGTAGGAGTAGAGCCGTTCCTGCTGGGTGTCTGGGTCGCGGGCGTAGACGCCGATTTCGCGCACGAAGAAGCCGACCTCAAGCCCCTGGTTGGTCATGATCGCGCGGAGCTTGCTGGTACCGTCGCCCAGCAACTCGAAGGAGTGAATCGAGAGGCTCTGGCGTTCGTTGACCAGGGCGCTGAGCGACTCGGGGTTGTCTGGGGCGTTGCCGTCCCCCAGCGCGACACGTAGAAATTGCAGGGGCTGCCCGATCTGTGCCTTGGCCTGCAGGTTGCGGCCATCGGCGGTTAGGATCAGCCCAGGGAAATTCGCCATAGCTAGGCCCTCGGTTGGATGGTGATGGTGGTGGCAATAAGCGCCGCCGCGCCGGTATGTAGCGCGGTGGCCGCTGGGGTGAGCGCGACCCGTGCGGGGTGTACCGTGGTGGTGTTGACCCGGTGCCAGGCCACGCCGAGCGTGACCGACGTGGCCGATGGGCGCGGATCGAGCCGCGAGCGGATGGCCATGTTGATGCCGGTGTGGGTATAGGTGCCCAGCGTGAACGCCAACGTGGCCGAGCGCTTGACCTGCAGCGCGGCGAGCCATGCGCGGGCGGGCTTGGTGTCGTCGACCATGCGGATGAGGCGCTGGTAATCCGCATCGCTGGCCAGTTGCCCGGTGGTGGCAATCTTGAAGGTGTAGGGCTGGCCATCGAACTGCCAGGCTTCCAGGATTTCGCCGCCGCCGAAGATCAGCTCAATCACTTCGCGCACGGCGGCGGGCGTGCCCTTACTGCGATGGATGGCCACCGCCGTGGCGATGATTTGGCGCTTCTGTTCCACGCTCCAGGCTTCTTCCCAGCGGTCGACGCTAAACGCCCAGGCGAGCCAGGGCAGCAGGTGCTCGGGGCAGGTAGCCGGATTCCAGATATCGCGCAGCGGGGCGGGCAGCTCGCCCAGGCGGGCGGTGACTTGCTCCAGCCTGCGCTCCATGGCGGTGGTGTTGGGCGGTAACAGGCTGTTCATGCGTAGGCCTCGAACGCGGTGGTGGCCACTGTTAAGGAGGTGGCCACGCGGGCATCACCACTGGCGGGCACGGTAATGCGCGGGGTGACGACGCCGGTTTCGATGGGGATGTTGATTGCCCGGTTGCCGACGGTGAGCGTGACGGTTTGCTCGCTGCTCGGCGCGACGAACAGGATGCGATCGCCCGAACGACTGATACTGCCCGCCGTGGCGGTGACGCTGTAGGGGGTGTCGCTGTCGTAGTTGGTGATGCGGATCTCGACGCTTTGGCCAACGTAGATTTTGTTGCCCGGCCAGCTAAGCGTGGGGATGGTGACGGACTCGATTTTGGTGGCGAACTGGTTGGGGTCGAAGTCTTTGTCGGTCCAGATTTTATGCCAGGTATCCCAGTTCCCGGCTTTCTTGACCCGGGCGCTGAGGTTGCCGCCGCTATCAAAGTCGGCTGCGAGCTGGAACTGGTAGCTGTCACCGTTGCGGTGCGACGCCTGAATCACGTATTGCCAGGTATGGGTTTTGAAGGGGGTGGCGTGATCCAGATTGGAGCCGTCATAGAACCCTGACGTGGTTGGAGCATTCCAGTCTACCCCTGGGTGGCGGCCACGCCCTGCATCATCGGTGACTTTGGCCCACTGGAATTGGCTGGCATGGCGGCCATCCAGGCGGTCTGAGTCGGTAGCTTTGGCCCCTGCGTCCAGCTTGCTCGCTGGATTGAAGTTGCCGGTGTGCCAGATCTTCACCGCTTCTGCCCAGGCGTCGCTAACCCCCGAGCGAAGGTAATAATCGTTGTCAGGCGAGGTGCCCGCTGGGCCGATGAGCTGCCAAGCCACATAGCCGCCGCTCCAGCCTTTTAGCGTGAGCGCACTGCGCCAGGAGTTGCCGGGGTAGCCCATGCCAAAAAATAGGCTAAGGGCGCGTTCTTCCAGCTCACTGGCGTTAGGGTCAAAGCTGCTGACATTGTCGGAAATATCCCGCACGTCAACGATCTTGAGGGTTTCCTTTGCCGCTAGCTGTGCGGCCGTGGCGAAGTGGCTGGCGTGGTGGCCATCCAGCAGGTCGGCATCCAGGTTTGAACCAGTGCCATCCACGCTGAGCAGCTTGGCGAGCACATCGGCGGCGGTGTAGGCGCTGGCGTTCAGCTTAGTACCAATCTGTTGGCTTACCGTGGTGGCAAAGTTGGGGTCGTTTCCGAGCGCGGCCGCTAGTTCGTTGAGCGTGTCCAACGTGGCCGGTGAGGCATCGACCAGGGCGGCCACGGCGGCATTGGTAAACGCTCGGTAGTCGGCTTCAATGGTGGCGAGTTGCTTCCCATCTAGCTTGTCAGCATCCAGCCCTGAGCCTGCCCCATCGATGGTGAGCAGCTTGGTCAGTAAATCAGCCGCGGTGTAAGCGGCGGCGTTGAGTTTGCCGCTTAACAGGGTATCGAGCTGCTGTTGGGTGTAGTAGCGGCCGTCATGGTCGTGGGCTTCGGCGGGGTAGGCGCTGGGCTTGCCGGTGACCTCGCTAAAGGTTGGCCAGCGGGTAGCGGTAGCGGGTTTGCCGCTGATCTCTGCCCAAGTGTGGCCATGCACTGCCAGAGCGAAGGCGGCGGCGTGTAGGCCATCCAGCTTGTCGGCGTTCAGCCCTGATCCTTCCCCGTGAACGGTAAGCAACTTGGCGAGCACATCGGCGGCGGTGTAGGCGCTGGCGTTCAGCTTAGTACCAATCTGTTGGCTGACCGTGGTGGCGAAGTCGGGGTCGTTGCCGAGCGCGGCTGCCAGTTCGTTGAGGGTGTCGAGGGTTTCCGGCGATGAACCGACCAGGGCAGCCACGGCGGCGGTGGTGAACGCTCGGTACTCGGCTTCGATGGTGGCGAGCTGTTTGCCGTCCAGCGTGTCGGCATCCAGTCCTGAGCCATGTCCGGCCACGGTGAGCAGCTTGGCCAGTACATCACCCGCCGTGTAGGCGCTGGCGTTGAGCTTGGGCGCGGTGACGGTGTCGGCGTGTTCTTTGGCGTTTTGCTCGGCTTGATCGGCCGCGGCTTGGTACTCGCCTTCCAGCGTGGCGAGCTGTTTGCCATCCAGCTTGTCGGCATCCACGGCTTTGGCGGTGGCGTTGAGTTTGCCATTCAGCAGGGTGTCGAGCTGCTGCTGGGTGTAGTAGCGGCCGTCGTGGTCGTGGGCTTCGGCGGGGTAGGCGCTGGGCTTGCCGGTGACCTCGCCAAAGCTGGGCCAGCGGGTAGCCGTGGCAGGTTTGCCGCTGACTTCTGCCCAGGTGTGGCCATGCACTGCCAGGGCAAAGGCGGCGGCGTGTAGGCCATCCAGCTTATCGGCGTTGAGTCCTGAGCCTGCCCCATGCACCGTGAGCAGCTTGGCGAGCACATCGGCGGCGGTGTAGGCGCTGGCGTTGAGCTTGGTGCCGATCTGTTGGCTGACCGTGGTGGCGAAGTCGGGGTCGTTGCCGAGCGCGGCTGCCAGTTCGTTGAGGGTGTCGAGGGT